CAGCGGGTGCCAAGCAACATCATCAAGTCAGCCATGCGCAGCACTCCTGCTGCCGTCTTTGTGGACTCGTTCTGGCGTGACATCACCAGCTCCGACGCTGGCACCCGCCAACGTGCCGTTGGCGAGATCGCTGTTGGCTCTGGCGTCATGACCATGCTGACCTTGGCGACCACCATGGGCCACCTGCGGATCAATGGCGCAGGGCCACAGGATCCATTGGCCCGCGAGAAGTGGATGAGGGATCGGCAGATGCCGTACTCCATCCAGTTCTGGGACCAGGACAACGCTCGATGGAATGCCCCAGTGTCCCTGGCGGCAATGGAACCATTCGCCACGCTGTTCGGCGCAGTGGGCGATTACACCGACGTGGCAGCCAGCCTGCCGACGGAGTCACGCAACCGGCTTGGCAGTGCGCTGGTGCTGTCCTTGGTGCGGATGCAGACCAGCGGCATCCTGAACAAGACCTACTTCCAAGGCATCAACGAGCTGTACGAAGCAGCGTTTGATCCTGCGAAGACCTTCGTCGGCGCTGCGCAGCGGGATCCCTTCGCCCGGTACCTGCAGCGGATCACCGCCAGCATGGTGCCGTACAGCTCCGCGCTGCGTGCCGCTCGACGTCAGGTCGATCCGATCGCTCGGAGTGTGGACCCCAGTGAGGCCGGCGGCCTTTGGGGTTTCTGGCAGGAGACCTGGGACGAGATTCGGAATGCCGTGCCTGGGTACTCGCAAGGCCTGCCTGCACGTCGTGACTGGACGCTGCCTGGAGCTCCACCCATGGTGCTGCCTCAGGTCATTGGCACTGGGATGATCGACGAGGATGCCCCGTTCCTGGCAGCCATGATGCAGTTCGTGCCGTGGTCTGCATTCCGGGAGGGCCGCCCGATTGACGACCCAGTGCAACGGGAGATGGCAGAGATCCATGGCAAGGGGTCCACATTCAGCGGGCCTCGAGCTTCGGACTTTGGACCTGAGATGCGACTGACCCCAAGCCAGCTGGCTCAGTACCAAGAGGTCTTCGCTTCGGTGAAGGATGAGTTCGGCCGGACATGGCACCAGGCGGTGACCGAGCTGATCACTTCAGCCGATTACCAGGCCCTGCCCATCGAGCCACCTTCTACTCAGCAGGTGAGCTACCGGGCCGCGTTCATCCAGCAGGAGATCCAGAAGTACAAGGAGCTGGCCAAGCAGGTCTTTGGGAGCGCCACCGCCAAGGGCGCAGAGATCGAGCGGAACAAGGTGATGCAGCAAGGGCGGCGAGATGAAATGAACTTCTTGCGCCGGTACGGTGGAGCCACTACCTCAGAGCCAGCAGGCGCCCAGCCCTGGTCGATCACCCCCAACCGCTGATGGCTTACTCCTACGTCCTGTATACCGGCAACGGATCAAATAGGCAGTTCGCGGTGCCGTTTGGCTATATCAGCCAAGAGCATGTGCGGGCCCTTGTAAATGGTTCGCCGGTTACATTTACCTGGATCAACAGCGGTTTGATCCAGTTAGACGTGGCGCCGGCTAACGGCGCTGCCGTCCGCGTCTATCGGCAAACGCCACTGACGGAGCCTCTCGTCGACTTCACCGATGGGTCGACGCCTGTCGCCGCTGACTTCGACACAAATGCAAAGCAGTCGATTTATACCCAGCAGGAGCTAGACGACAGCCTGGTCGAGGGACTGGCAGGTGTCATTCCCAACGGGGACAAGGGCGACATCACGACGTCTGTCGGTGGAACGGTTTGGACGATCGACAACCAAGCTGTCACCAGCGCCAAGATCGCGGATGGGACCATCGTCGACGGGGACATCAGCGCAACTGCTGAAATTGCAGGTACCAAGGTTGCGTTTGCCCCCTACGGCACCGTCGCTTCGACCAATGTCCAGGCGGCCATCCAGGAGCTGGACGACACCATCACCGCCCTGCCACCCCCCGTTGACCCAACCCCCGCGGGGACGGTGACATGGACGGCACGCACCACGGCGCCAACCGGGTACCTCAAGGCCAACGGCGCAGCCGTCAGCCGCACAACCTACTCCGCATTGTTTGCTGCCATCGGCACCACTTATGGCGTCGGCGATAACAGCACCACGTTCAACTTGCCTGATTTGCGGGGTGAGTTTGCGCGGGGTTGGGACGACGGCCGTGGCATTGACACTGGCCGCGCCATGGGTTCAAGCCAAGCGCAAAACTATCAGAGCCACACTCACTCTGTTAGCGACCCCGGCCACACACACGGCCAGACTGGCGAGTTTATTGTGAACGGCGGAGGCATCCAAGTTAGTGGTCCGGCCGGTCACTATATGAACGGTGGCGGCTATATCTATAGCAACACCACTGGCATCAGCATTGCTGCCAATGGTGGCACGGAGACGCGCCCCCGCAACATTGCCCTTCTTGTTTGCATCAAGCACTGAGCCATGAACATCTATCACTTCCACCCTGACACCGGCGTTTACCTAAGCTCCGGCCAGGCCGACGAGAGCCCCCTGGAACCTGGCGTGTGGCTGCTGCCGGCCCACTCCACCACTCAGCAACCGCCACAGCCTGGGACTGGTGAGCAAGCGGTCTGGGTTGACAGCGCATGGCAGGTGCAGCCAATCCCTGAACCGACGCCTGAGCCGACGCCTGATCCAGTGCCGCCGCTTGTCCCGATCATCGAGCCAGGCGTCGTGCTCACCACCGAAGAGAAGCTGGCGACCTTTGGGTTGACAGTCGTCGAGCTGAAGGAATTGTTCGGGCTGACCTGATCTGGAGCTCTTGTTACTCTGCAGGTGCGCAGCCGATCAGTGGTGGATCCAGCCTCGATTCTTGCTCTGATCGGCCTGGGTGGATCCGGCGTTGCGGCGCTATGGAAGATCGCCAACGGCCTCGGCAAGTTCGAGGCCAAGACCACGACCATCCTGGGCGCCATGCAGGTGATGCTGCAGGACCACGAGGAACGGCTCAGGGTTATCGAGAGAAAGACCTATGACTGAACGCATCGCTGACTACGTGGCCTTGGCCGTGGCCATTCACGGGGCGGCCGTGGTCTGGGTAAACATGACACCAACACCAAAGGACAACCAGCAGCTGGACAAGTACAGCCGCCTTATCGTGAAGACTTATCGGGTCGTCGAGATCCTGGCTGGTGTCATCTCGAAGAGGGTCAAGCAATGAAGGGCAAGGGCGAGAAGAAGGTGGGCAAGGTGCTCCGCGAGTTCAAGAAGGGTGAGCTCCACAGCGGCAAGGGTGGTCCTGTTGTGAAGAACCCCCGCCAGGCCTTGGCCATCGCCCTGAGCGAGGCCGGCATGTCTCGTCGGCGGAGAGGCTGAGGTGTGTAGCCCAGCGATGATGAATGCAGGTGGCGTCGGCGCAGGGCTTGGTGCTGGGATGACCAACGCCATGGCTGCCATGCGTGACGCCAAGCAAGACATCCAGGCGGGCACACCTGTGAACAGGGATGCCCGCGTCAATGCGATGTATCAGGGCCTGGGGGTCAAGCCGCCTTCATAGAAGGATCGACGTCTGGGTCCCAGAGCTTGATGTCACCGGAGGCGAAGTCGTAGTCGCCGTGGCGAAGGATGCGCGCCAGCCTGGCGTTGAGCAGGGCGTCCTTGAAGGTCATGCCCTCTTTCCGATAGGCCGCCACCACCTTCTCCCACATGTCCGGCAGAGTGCCAGCTTCACCCAAGAGCTTGGCTGCCTTGGCCGGCCCTACACCCTTGATGCCGGGGTAGTTGTCAGTCGAGTCGCCGGTGAGTGACTGCATCATCCAGGTCCGGTTGGCCTGGGCAGGATGGATCGTCTCGACATCGTCGCCGGCCAGCAACTGGCAGGGCAGGGTACGCATGTCCTTGTCGATGCTGACGATGATCGGGTCGGGGTAGTAGCCGCCGGTGGCGAGCACACCCATGACGTCGTCAGCCTCGAGGCCGATGCAGGTGCGAGTGGCATAGGACTGCTCGATCCACAGCCGGATGTCACGCAGGCCCAAGGGCTTGCGCTTGCCGATGCGGTTGGCCTTGTACTCGCTGTGGATCTCGTGTCGAAAGGTCGGGTAGTCCGACAGGCACATGACCACTTCCTTGTGGCCGGAGATGTCCCTCCAGTAGGACAAGCGGGAGGAGACGTAATCCTTGACGTCAGCCTGCTCGAGGTGCAGGGTGTTGATCCATTCATCCCAGCGGATGTCGGTCTCGCAGGCAGCACAGGCCGAATAGATCAGCCAGTCAGCATCAATCAGCAGTGTCATGTCAGATGGTCCAGTTCAGGGCGGTGGCAATGGCAGGGAACTTGGCGACAAAGATCGCCTTGCATGATTCGGCGACTCGCCGGTGCTCGAGCTGAGTCTCTGAGCCACAGCGGATCTCGAGATAGTGAATCCAGGAACGCAGCGTGCCGTGCATGTAGATGGTGGTGGGGGTGCAGAGGGGCAGGATCCGCCGTGCCGTCTCCTTGGCCATGCCATTGCGGAGCAGCTCGTCGTACAGGCGCCAGCCCTCAGTGATGACAGCGCCAGTGCGCTCCGCCCAATACGCCTGGCTGACGTCGTCGACAGCGTCGATGCTGTTCTGCCTGTTCATCGGATCCTGGAAACGCTGGGCCGGGCACTCGGAAAGCAGGGTGGCTGCATACCTGGTGCTGTACTCCTGGAAGGAGAACGACCGGTGCCGAATGATCTGGGCAGAGATGTCCCGTTCGGTTTCGATCTTGAGGCACAGGCCCGCCATCTCAAATGGAGACCAATGCTTGTGCTTGATGAGATAGGCGATCAGTCGTGGGGCAGTGCCGCGGTTGGCCTGGTTGGTTGGGTTGCTGACCCGGGCCATGTCGACGATCAGGCCTTCTGCATCTGGGGTGCAGTGAACAAAGGAGACGGTCATGGGTTGAAGGTGATGTTCCGGTACTGGCTGTGCAGGGCGAGGTCTCGCCTGTCGGTGATGCTGTCCCTGGTGTGGACGATGGCCTTGTCGGGGAGCAGTACCTCGGCCGTGTACCAGCCTTTGCCGCAGGCCTTGCATTTGCGTCGCCTGATCTTGGCCTTTTTCGGAACAGTGCGAGTCATGACGACCCGGTTGACGGGGCAGTCGCAGTGTGGGCAGTTCATCTGTGGTGGCTAGGACCCGAAGTAATGGGACATGGGGACGACCAGTCGCCCTGTCAGCTGGTCGTAGAGGAGCTTGTCGCAGGGGCCTGTCTGCCCGGAGAACCGGTTCTTCAGGACCCGAAGCCGTAGCTTGTTGCGCTCAGCGACGTCGCCTTGCTGGTTGCGCTCAGCACCAATGACCATGTCACTGAGCTGGGCGATGGCATGGCTGCCTCTGAGCTGGGAGAGGGAGGTCTGGGCCCCCTCCTCATGGCCGCGGCCTTCCGGCCGCTTGAGGTGGGATACCAGGATCAGGCCAATGCCGGTCTGTTCCACCACCTGGCGGAGCTTGGTGCAGGTGACGTCAATGGCTCGCCGTTCGTCAAGGTCCGCCAAGCCACTGATCACGATGGTGAGGTGATCAAGGACGACGAGGTCAGCCTGCTCTGCATCGGCCAGGTACCTGATTTTGTTGATCAGGTGATCGGGATCCATCGATCCGAAGTGGTCGTACAGGTAGCAGCGGCCGGAGCCGAACACCCGATCGAAGCCATCACGGAGCTCCTCCTCGCTGGCGAGAGAGGGATCCAGGTGGATGGGCTTGCCGAGCTCGATGCCAACAATGCCCTGCATGGTGCGCTTGACGCTCTCCTCGAGGGCGATGTAGCCCACCCTGAGGCCCTGCCGTAGGAAGTGGTGAGCCACCTCCCGGCAGACGGACGACTTACCCACGCCAGAGCCAGCGCAGATGGTCGTCATCTCACCCTTGCGGAAGCCATGGGTCATGGCATTTAGCTGTGGCCAGGGGTACTGACAGACCGAGGAGGCCCCCGGTTTGATCAGTTCCTCCCACAGCTCGCTGGCATTGACGATGCCGTCAGGCCTGGATGGCGTGGCCTTCCAGAGAAGGTCGCGCAGCTGCTCACCTTCGCCGGCCAGCAGCATGTCATTGGCGTCCTTGCGAGGCAGCCGGCAGATGGCCACCTTGCCCAAGGGCAGGACGGTCAGTGCCTCGTTGGCTGCCTTCTCGCCCGGGTCGTCGCTGTCGAAACACAGCACGATCCGCTGGAACTGTGACAGCCAGGGTGCGTTGGCAGCCAGGTACTTCTTGGCTGACTGCGCACCATTGGGCAGGGATACCACTGGGTAGCGGTTGCCCTGCACCTGGCTGACCGACATGGCATCGATCTCACCTTCAGTGACGACAACGAAGGCGCCGCCACTGCCGCCAATCCCTTGGCGCCAGAGGTGTTGGCCCCACAGCTGCATGTTGCTGGTGTCGCCCAGCCAGCGGAACCGCTTGTCTGGACTGCGCACATGCTGCGCAACCACCTTGCCTTGCTGGTCCCTGTAGGCAGCGATCTGGACCGGCTGCCCATTGTGACTGGAACAGCCATAGCCGAACAGCTTGCACGTCTCTTCGAGGATCCCTCGCTTGCCGAGTGGCTTGATGTTGACGAACTCGATCAGTGGTGTGGTGGGTGGTGGCATTGGCTCGATGGGGCGGAGCTTCTCACCCTTGGGTGGTTGCTCTTGGTAGCCACAGCCAAAGCAGGTGGCGTGACCGTCGTCGTATCTGGCCAGGTTGTTCTTGCTGTTGCACTGAGGACAGGCCTCATGCTTCAGGAACTTGGACGGCATGGGCGTACCAGGTGGTGGGGATGTGGCCTTCGCACCAGAGAAAGCCGTGTCGCTCTGCCCACTGCCAGTAGGCCAGGGCGCCAGGTCGACGGGAAAGCTTGGCGTCAGCCCGCATGAAGCAGAACCTGATGTCCTTGTCAGGGTGCGCTGCCTTGACGGCGATCATCTTGCGTCTGTCTTCAGGCGTCAGCAGGCCCTTGGTCTCCACCATCACCCCATTGGGGAGGATGAAGTCAGGGGTGTAGCTGGCGTGGATGACGTAGGGCAGGGCCTGGGTTTCGTAGTCGTAGTCCAGGCCCCGTAGTTCAAGGCCAGCGGCGACGCCAGCCTCAAACATGGATCGGAACTCAGAAGTCCGAGTCGATCTCCGGGATGCTGCTCGAGCTGTCGAACGGCGTGGCTTCAGCGGAGCTGGTCCAGCCGTCGCTTTCCTCGAACCCGAAGCTCTCGGCATTACCACCACCCTCAATCAGGCTGATGATCTGGACAGCCTTGAGCCTGAGGGTAATGCCAGCACCCAGGGCTGCTTGGTAAAAGGGGCAGGCCTCAAAGGACACGCGGCCGACGGTGCCGCCCCACATGCCACGCAGGCTTTCGCGGTCACGGACAGGCTGACCCTTGGCGTCAAACAGGGCAGGCGCTGCAGTCCAGGCACGACCGTCGCGGTCAACACCCTTGGCCTTCATCTTGGGTTTGACCAAGAAGCAAGGCTTGCCGTCCACCTCCTCGAACCCAAAGGGCGGTTGCACCAGTTTCCAGTCCTTCTTGCCTGGGTCCTGTGCCTTGAGCGATGCCTTGTGCCGGTTGAGCAGGTCATCAAGGGCATCGGAGATGACGGCCGCATCCGCTGCATCGATCGCAGCTGTCACCTTGTAGACACCCTCAGGGTTGAACTTGGTTTCAGGTTCGATCAGCTTCGGATATTGGAAGCGAGCGATGGGGGTGGTCAGTTTGATCTTGTCGATGAAGGTGTAGTTCATGTTCAGGTGATGAAGTACGTCGCGTTGCGAACGGTGTTGATGTCCAGCCCACCAGAGGCTGGGAGTTTGGGCAGGCCCTGGCGCAGGTCCTCTGGGATCTGCGCCAGGAGATCCGAGGCTATGGCAGTGAGCCAGTCCTCGGAGTACATGGAGGCAAAGGCGTTGCGAACTGAATCGCGTACCTGCCCCATCTCAGCGGGCGTCGTGGCAAAGCAGTCGTGGATCCCGCCGAGGTTGATCACCCCATTGGCAAAGGCGTCGATGGTCGACAGTGCCATGTGGCTGGCATCCATGGAGTGGATGACGTTGGGACTGAGGCCATTGCCCATGCGCATGGCACTCAACCCATTGGGCTGGTGGTTGGAGCGGAAGGTCATCCGCACCGGTGACAGGTGGTGCAGCACGATCCGCACCCCCCTCATGTCCACGTAGGACTGGTTGACCAGCAGCCCTGACGGCGACGTCCACTGAAGGGGGATGTCGTGTTCGCCAGCCAGCTTGCCCAGTCTTTTGAACCAGTGCATGGCGTGCTTGGCAGGGCCGATGATCTTGGCCGTCTCCCGGCTGAGGATGGTGGTCATGTAGTGCATGGCGGCGATGGCGCCACGCTTGAAGCACCATCCGTCGGTGCCGTAGAGCTCGAGCGTTCGCTCGAATGCCCATCGCTGGCAGTGCTGGAAGATCGCCTGCCTGGTGGCCGAGTAGGGCGTGGTCATGACCACTGCCTTGGTCAGCGACCTGTCGGGTTGCAACTCCAGCCATGACTTGGCGTGCATCCGATCGGCTTGGTCGCCGTTCATCGCATCGCCACGCACCCGGTCAAGGACAGCAGCAAGGACACGGGAGTAGATGTCCTGCGGCTTCTCGCTTGACATCAGGTTCACCAGCTCAGCCATGTGCTCGTTGCGGAGCAGGGCCG